ATCTTCGTAAGCGGCCTTCCGGGGGCTGGCTTTTTCCTGGAATCTTTCCAGTTCATGCATGGGGTTCTGGATAATACCCCTATGAAGTTCTATGACATTTGTATTATTATCTTTAAGTTTAATCTCAAAATCAGCTACGGCATCTTCGAGAAGTTCAATCACACGTTGCTCAAAGGCACTGTATTTAACTGATTTAGTGTGACAGTTGGCTTGATTGTTACATAACATGCTGTCACATACCGACTGGGTATGGGTACGGCGATTTATAAATCGCTTTTGTGACATAGCCCTGCCACAGGTGCCGCAGAAGAGAAGTCCGGCATATGGATTTGTAAGCTCCAGGGATTTACGGACACAAGGATTCTTACCTCTGCGCTCTAGAGCTGCATTGTATAGTTCTTCGGATATGATTGCAGGGTGTTTTCCGTCAACAAGAATCCATTCGGAAGGGTCTTTTGTTTTAGGTCTAACCTTGACAACTTCACCATTTGCCATACGCTTCTGGGTTTTTCTCCAGTTCCACCGAATTTTACCGATGTATACTGGATTTTCAAGCATATCTTTAATGGCAGCAGGTTGCCAGTTCTCAGAACTGCGTGGTTTGAAGCCAAGCTCATCAAGCCGATGGGCTATTTTGGCAAAACCGTAACCTTCATTTATAAATAGAGCGTACATAAGACGTACAGCGTCGGCTTCTTCGGGATTTATTTCAAGGCTGTGATACTTGTCTTTACCGGAGCCGACAACAATCTTCTTATAGCCATAAGGAGCGATTGAACCAATAAAGTTACCTTGTTTAACAGAGGCTTCACGTCCTCTGCTTAGAATCCTTTTAGTATATTCCAGATAATCGTTACCTCGGGTCAGTTCCATCTCAAAGAACTTGCGGTCATATTCATTTGTGAGATCATAGGTTTTCTGAGGGGTGATAACAAGCGTGCCGGTGTAACGGAAGGTATTGATAATTCGTCCACAGTCCTCAAGGTCTCCACGGCTTAGACGTTGTGGTTCTACAACCAGCACACCCTTAACTGTACCTGTCTCAAGCAGCTTCATTATCTCCTTCATAACAGGACGGTCAGCAATGGTCTCACCGGAAACAACCTCACGGAAGATTCTGTTCTCCGGAAGTCGGGCCCCGAACTCACGCTCACAGTATTCCTGAATGATTCCTTCATGCTTGGCGAGAACATCTTCAACAGACATGCTGATGTCATCGGAGCGGGATTTTCGGAGATACATTATTAAATTCTCAAGTAATAGCATATAATCACTCCCTAGTTATTGGTGTACAAGTTCTATGGTATAGCCGAGTGCTCCGGCTACCTTCACGAAGGTATCAAGCTGCGGTACCGCTGATTTGCTCTCAAGCCGTGCAATGGCCGGCTGTGCAAGATTGGCAGCAGCGGCTAGGTCTTTCTGAGTGAGGCCTTGAGATTTGCGGAGCTGTATGAGTTGGTCTATTATTTCTGTGTAGTTGGACATTTTAAATTCCTCCTTGAATAAAATATATCAAATATGTTATAATGAGTCAACTATTCAAAATTATGTTAAAAAGGTTAAAATAAAAATTTGTAAAAATTTGTATTAAAAGCAATGAAAGAGTGAACAAATGTGCTATAATATAATAACGGAAGAGGGGAAGAGTGTTGACAAAAGGGGAAATATATTTTGTAAGAACTGTTTTTAAGAATAGAATTTTAATGTATAAGGGTCAAATATTTGAGGATTTTTTTGTTTCAATTATGACAAAAGCGAATGCAGATTTTCAACCTGTAAAGGCTCATGGAAGTATTGGCGATAAGAAAAATGATGGATATGTAAGCGATACAGGAACTTATTATCAAGTTTATGCACCGGAAGACATTGGCAAAGAAAAGACAGTTTATGATGCGGTAAATAAACTAGAGACAGATTTTATGGGTTTATATGAATATTGGAATGATAAATGCGAAATAAAACAGTATAATTTTGTTGTAAATGATAAGTATGAAGGATTGCCTGCACCTATTCACGAAAAAATACTTGAATTAAAGAGAAATCCATTATATGCCAATATAGATATACGTACATTTACAGCAAAAGATTTGGAAAAAGTATTTAACTCGTTAGACGAAATGGATATGCAAGATATAGTTGGGGGTATTCTTGATGTATCTATTGGAATAATAGAGTATGATGCGTTAAATGAGGTTGTAAATTATTTAATGAATGCCGAATTACCGGAAGCTTCCGGAGACAAGTTGGTAGTACCGGATTTTACAGAAAAGATTATTTTTAATAATCTGAACAAAGAGATAGAGAATAGACTTATCACTGGCAGCTATCAGGAAGGATTTTTAAATAATTATTTCAATGAGAATCCGGGCTTGAAAGAGATTTTACAGAAGAAGTTCAATGCCTTATACGGTCAAGCATGTGATATTATTGATGATGTTCAAGAGAATGCAGCGGATTGCAGGTGTGTTTATATACTTGAGAATGCAGCACCTAAAAGAACCAATTCAATATTTGGAGCTATTTGGGTTTTGATGGCATATTATTTTTCAACTTGTGATATATTTGAAGAGCCAAAGTAAGACATACATACTAAGCGGAAAGGATGGGGAAAATGATATTACCAAAAAAGCAATTATCATTAAATGAATCATTTTTTGGATTTGGCGGATTTCTTCTTCAACAATTGTCTGAGCCAATGACGATAGATGAACTTTGGGAATATTATAAAGATTCGTATACGAATAAGAAGTACCCGGTTAAGTTTTCTTTTGACCAATATATTATGACGTTGGACTATTTGTTTATTATTGGAGCAATTAAAAAAGATGAGAAAGGGGTGTTATGCTATGAAGTTGATTAGTTTAAGCGCAAATAAGGAATCGTTCCAGACGGTTAGGTTCAGAGATGGAATTAATATTATTGTTGGAAAGCAGGTCGCACCCCATAATGAGAATGACGGTAATACATATAATGGTGTTGGCAAATCGCTCACACTGCATTTAATTCATTTTTGCCTAGGCTCTAGGAAGATTGGCTCTTTTGAAAAAGTTATTCCTGATTGGGAATTTACACTTAAATTTAAAATTGATGATAAGGAGTACTATTGTAAAAGAGCAACAGATGACCAGAATAAGATTGATTTCAGTGGAGAGACACTTAAGCCAAAGGATGTACAACAGAGATTGCTTGAACTGTGTTTCGGTTTAAAGGAAACGCCAAAGGATATGACATGGACTACATTATTTTCACGATTTGTTAGGAGATATCGTTCATGTTACTCAACATACGATTCATTTTTACCTAAGGAAGGCGAGTATAGCAAAATTTTGAACAATTGTTATTTATTGGGGATTGATAAAGACCTGATTGTTGCTAAAAGAGAACTCAGAGATAAACAGGTTGCGGTAGTGGACACAGAAAAGGCGATTAAAAAGGACCCTGTTTTTCGACAGTACTATCTTGGGAAAAATGATGCTGAATTAGATGTTGCCGATTTAGAATATCGAATCGCTGAATTAAGTAAAGAGATTGGTGCCTTTAAGGTGTCGAACAATTACCATGAGTTAGAAAAGGAAGCGGATGAAAAGAGCTATGAGAAAAAACAGTTAGAAAACAGAAGAATACTTGTGAGCACATATATTAAGAATATAGAAGCTTCGGCAAAGGAAACAGAAGATGTAAAAGCTGAGAAGGTTTTAAAAATATATGAGACAGCACAAATAGAAATTCCTGAAATGATAAAGAAAAATTTAGAGGAAGTTACCCAATTTCATTGTGAATTATTATCTTCAAGAAATACGCGGCTTCGTAAGGAACTGACAAAACATAAAGCGGAGTTACATGAAATTGATGAAAAAATTGCTATTCTGGGGCAGAGAATGGATGAGCTTCTTGATTTTCTAAATTCCCATGGAGCTTTGGAGGAATATGCAGCAATGACTAGGCAGCTATCTTCGCTGCGAAATGAACTGAATAGAATCCATGAGTATCAAAGAATTCTGAAGACGTATAGAGATACAAAGATGAGTATAAAATCCGCAATGATTGAACAGGATATTTCGGCAAATGTGTATCTTGATGAACAGAGTAAGTATTTAGAAAGTATTAGAAATATGTATTGGGAGTATGCTAAGCGCTTTTATCCAAAGAAAAAGAGTGGCTTAGTTATAAAAAATAATTCAGGTGAAAATTTACTCAGGTATACATTGGAAGCGCGAATTGAAGATGATTCTTCTGATGGTGTAAATGAAGTAAGAATGTTCTGCTTTGACTGGTTGATATTAAATTGTCAAGTAAGTAAAATGAAATTTATAGCACATGATAGTAGAATGTATGCTAATATGGATCCAAGACAAAGAGAAACTCTTTTCAGAATAGTGTACGAAACATGCAAGCAAAAAGGTTTTCAATATATCTGTTCCATAAATGAGGATGCACTTGAGTCATTTGAGAGTCTGATGGATGCTGAAGAATATAAAAATATCATAAAAGACAATATTATTTTGGAACTTAATGATGATGCTCCGGAAAGCAAATTACTTGGTATTCAAATTGATATGGATTTAGAAGATAAAATTAAAGCTTCGGAAGATATGAACTAATAATGCAAAAAAGCAGAGGTAACCATACCATCTGCTTTTTTCATGCATAGAAGAAAAGAGGATACCGCAGTATCCTCTATCAAACAATCTTCTTAGATATGTTAAGCCCAGTAAACCTTTTATGGTACACACCATAAACATTACTGAGCTTTTTTAAGTAAGAACATTTGATATTATATGTTCTTTTATAATAGTTATTAACATTGTTATGTTAATTTACTTGATACTAGCATATTCAACAAGGCAGGTCAATATAACATGATTTAATAATTATAATAGTAGAGACGATGTAATTCCCTTTTCATTTGCCGAATTTAGGATATTTATATATTTATCAGAGTTATGTGCTTTATATTTTGCAAATGTTGAGTAGGACTTAGGTATTACATCTGGTAGTTCCTTTTTCAATATATAAAAATCCTTAAGATTTTCATCGCGTAATCTTTCTTTCTCTGCCTTTTTAAGATATTGATTGTAACCCTCAATTTCTTCCGGTGTGCGGTCATCAACAAATGGTCGATTGCTATATTCTAATGCGTCAACATAATTTCCGTTTTTGTCTGCTATTGAGTCGCCGAAAAAAGGATGAAAACCATGGCGGCATCCAGGATGAAATCCGCCGTATTCATATACAAAATCGGGTAGTTTTGGGTAAGCGGAATCCTTACCAGAAATACTATAGACCCTATTTTGGTATTTAGCACATTCACTACAGGTATAAGTATGACCTCCACAATAGACATAGTCTGTACCCAAATCGTTGCATTGTTTAATTTCAGATAGAAAGTGGTTCTTGTGAAATAGGTTTATATCGAATACTTCTGGTTCTTCTCTCCGAAGTCTTTTCTCGAGCATAGCAGCCTCTTCAATTCGCCCATCTTTGTACAACCACATAATAAACTGCACATACTCTTTTTTACCATACATTATCCGAGAAGCTTTCATACCCTCAATTGCTTTATACATGAGGGCATAACTTAATTCGTAGTTTTCTTTTTCGCGTTCCTCAGAAGCACGCATTTTGAGAAGATATTCAAGATTGTATACCGGTGTTCCGTAGCTTTCGTTGAATACTGGAATAGGAATGGACTTTACATCTTCTAATGAATATGTGTCATAAAAATTACCTTCAATAACATAATAGCGTGCTGAGTAATATGATTGTACATCAGGAACAATGCGGCATATTATTCCGTTATGGAAAAATATGGTTACGGTGGTCAAGTCAATATTATTTCTTTCAAATTCCATTCTTTTACCGTTGCGGAGCTGTTTCCAGTAAGGGATAGTATTCGAGGGTCTATAGTCTTTTAGCTTTATTTTAAATGCATTATCTGATTCTACAATATCATATATTACAGGGGAATTAGTTTTATATACCTTCTTTTTATCGTCATCACTTATAATGTTGTTGGAAAAAAGTGTGTCCAGTTCATCAAGAGAAACAAGTACAGTTCTGGGACGTGGAGGACAGTCAGGACCAACTATTCTGTAATTTTCAAGATTGGAAAATAAATCTGCCGCCTCAAAGAAAGTAATGCCAAAGTCAGTTTGAAGCATACTTACAGTAGCATCACCTTTTTCTACGATGAACCTACAGAAGGCCTCAAATGAAACTGTATACGAAGCATTTGCAGGGAAGTGCATGCTCTCTTCACTTATAGGTGAATTGGAGACTTTTGTGCGGATTTTAAATGTGTCACTTAAGTTTACCTTAGAAACTTCGGTATTATTAGGGTGCAGTTCAGCAGTATTTTCTTTTTCTTCCGGGGCTGGTGAATCATTGACACATTCGGACTTAGTAATAAGTGAGGTATCAGCCTTTACGTCTTTATTATCATTCGTAGTGGAGGTGATTGCCTCTGTTACTAAGCTGGAATCACTATTGCTTATAGGTGTTGCTTCATATTCTGATATAGTGGTTGTTTCAATGTCGGTAGAATTGCCTTGTGGCTTCTCAATGTTACTAAGCTGCGTATCAACAATATCTTCCTTATCATCCAGAACCGATGAATCATTGACTGTTTCGGATTGAGCAGCAACTGGAGAAGGTGTGCCTATGTTTTCAGCAACATTTTGAATTACCAGGTCAATGTCTTTCAATAACCATGTGGTTTCATTGGTTTTAAGTGTTGATTTACATTCCACCGTTGTAAGCGGCTCAATATTGCCAGAGGTGTTTTGTAAACTGTCTGTTGTATTAGTGAGTGTTTCGACAACATCATTCTTAATTTCATCAGAGACAGGTGTTTCACCATTACTTGTAGGTGGCATGGTTTTATTATCCGGAATTTCAGCAGGATTTTCATTTATTGAGTTCTTTAATTGAATATTTTGTCTGAAATGTCCAACCAGCTTATCAACTCCAAGAAATATGTAGCTTGCAAGTATCGCTGATACAATTAGCATAAAAATAAAAAGCAGAGATACCATAATATATTGAAATGTAAATTTGCAGGAATTGAAGAGAAAACCCGTAAAAATTATGTTTAATGCTAAAATGGATATGTACATTATACGGCTTATCATGACGGAGCGATGGTAGCAATATATAATAAGCTCTTTTATATGGTTAAATATGGAGCGAAAATCAATAGGATGACGTGAGATAAAATAGTCAATACCGTATTCTATATAGCTGATTATATGCGATAGGGCAATGAATAGGTATTTATATATAGCAAATAAAAGTAAGAATGGCCAAAGAAAGAAATAAAATAAAAAGCTGTGCTTTTTCATGTGATCATCTCCTGTAATATTATTGTATGATTACAATAACAAACTGGTATATGAATGTCAATAAAACGTAGTAATTATAAAAAAGAAATTGAAAGATGATACAATTGTATCATCTTTCAAAGGTTTTCCTTAGATATTATGTTAAGACTGTTTTCTGAAAATATAAAAATGTAGCCGCTTACTTCCATAAAAACACCATATTTACTATGATAAGCATTAATGCAGTCCTTTAAAAATTCCTCAGATACCTCCAGAAACTCAGCTGTATCATGGGTGGAATGGCATCCATGCTTGAATGCAAAGATGAAAAATTGTAAAGGCAGCAGTTTATCATAAGCCCACATTCGCGCTCTATGTTCTTGCTTGCGGTTCTGTACATTTGTCTGGTCGATTATATCACCTGTGCTGGTATAGTAATGACCAAGCTCTTCGGCGAGAATGCAACTCCGTTCAGTATCTGTTTGAATGTTCTTATTAAGACCGATAATGTCACCATATATAAGCCCATGGGATTGAGATTTGAAGTCTGCATTTTCTATAACTGTGATATCAGAGGCAGCAGCCTCATTTAATAATTCTTCGTAACTATTCAATAAATCACTTCCATATTAGTTATTTTTAATATTTTTAAGGTATTCTAAATCAGAGTTAATGTTTTCTACTTCATCTGGTTCGTTGATATGCTCATTATGTGCAGCCATTAAAATAGCTTCATTTGGTTCAGTGGATAGTGAGTATTCTGGAATGTATGTTAATTCTTTGACTCTCTTTTCTGCTTCTTCTTTTCCCGTATTATTTAATTGATTATAATAATGTATTATAAGTGGAACAGAAGAGGGAGTTTTAGGCTCATACATATCATCAGATTGTCCAATTAACCAAGCTGGATTAACAGATAAATAGTTGGCAATTGATTGAATGACAGGTAGTTTGATTTTATCAATTTTACCTGCTTCATATCTTTGCACAGTGGATTTGGCTAAGCCGACATTATTTGCAATATCTTCTAAAGTGGCTTCTTTAAGTTTTCTAGCATATTTAATTCTTTTGGCAATTAATAAGTTATCCATGATTTTTCCTCCAAACACATTTGATTATACTACTCATATTTGCATAGTGCAATAACAAGAAAGAAAAAAGTTATAAAAAGTTGCGCAATGCTATTGACAAATAAGTTGCGTAGTGCTACATTGTACCATGAAAGGAGGTAGTAACGTGATTAACACAAGTAAACTAAAAGGAAGAATGGTAGAAAAAGGAATAACTCAAAAACAGATGGCTGAGATGTTAGGAATTGCACCTCCAACGGTATGCCAAAAGCTTAATAATATAAGGCCAATGGATTTATCAGAGGCAGAGACACTAATGCATATCTTGGACATAAAGCCAGATGAATTTGGAGTATATTTTTTTGCCTAAATAGTTGCACTATGCAACTTAAGAGGAGGTGGTAAATGTGGTAAAGCAGTATTTAAAGAGAAGAAAGCTCCTTCAGGAGCAGTTTGAAAGACTGATGAAGGAGCTGGATGAGAACAACTTTTTACCTGAACAGGGATGTGATCTTGTAGATAAGGCATTGGATATCGACAGACGGCTATCAGCTATTTATTTAGTGATAGCTGGCATAGGTATAGCGTTTTTGAAGGTTATTTTATTCAAGTGGAGGAAAATCAATGGGTAGAAAAATTGTAATAGCGTCAACAGGCACAGAAACACTTATTTGCATTGACGGAAAAGTGTATGGCGAACACGTTGAGAGGATTGAGTTTTCACATACTGGTGGGCTGATAGCAGAAATAAGGTTGTCAGTGAACGATATGCCGGTAGAAGGTGAGGCGGTAGGAGACGGTTTTAGAAATTTTATAAACAGTCTTTTAGACACTGCTTCTAAAGAAGCTCGGGAGCAGCGCATAGAAGCAGCATTTAAGAAAGGCAATATATGAGAGTAGAAACGAGATTGTACATCAACACTGATAGAGCGAATGTGCAGATAGCATTTGAGATTCCGGAGAGTGAGTGGAGAGCTATTTCACAGACAAAGCAGTGGAATAAAATCTGCAAGATGATACGGAAGGCGGAGAAGGGGAAAGGGGTACAGAGAACATGAAAATAGTTATCTGCATAATCGGCATTGCAACGGTGCTGTTTATCGCCAATCGTGTTATGAACAGAATCACAAATGCAGTGTATAAATGCATGGGCTTTGACATTGACAAAATTTCAGAGGAATACAGTGAGAAGCTCATTAAAAAAATCAAGAAGTGGCTTAGAAAGTAACGCAACTTGTACAGGCAGTAACACATAAGATAGACGGGAGGTGTAGAACATGAGCCAAAATATGAGCGAATCAGAGGTAAAACAGATTCCGGGGTACACAGTTAAGGTGTATCACCACAAGGATGGTATATCGAGAGTGTATCGTCCAATCCTCACAGAAGAGGAGTATGAGAAGCGCCACCAGCAGTTATACAATGCTGCGGTGCGATTCTTAACGCACGTAGAGGAAGTGAAACAGAGAAAGAAGGAAGCTGGAAAGGTGGATACAAAGGACTGAGGAGGAATAATGGGCTGGACAGGAGAAATAAACACGCTGGAAGAGCTTGAAGCACTCATGTGCGACAATGTTCTTCCGGCACCAAAGTATCCGGACGCGTACTACAGACTGCCGAGAAGAAAGGCGGTTAAGAGGCTTATCACATACGCGACGGAGATTGTTTTAATGAGTGGAGGTGTGATTTATGAGTGATTGGAAGATTGAAGAGATTTACAAGATAGAGAGCGAGGTCAATGAGATGGCAGTTGACATTGATGGGCTGAGCTATCTGGTGATTTTCGGCAAGCACGAGAATGGAGGTTTTTGTGCCATTCCGCAGATGGGTGTGTCCTGTGAACTGTCATCGCATGATAAATTCGAGGACACAGGCTATAATGCGGCAAATCTGAGCCGTGTTATCAAGAGCAAAGCAAAGGCAAGGTGTATAGCTGAGGCGATACATCTGGCAGCGTGCGCGGGTCGGCAGGAATGAGAACATACAGGGCATTCAGTTTTATAAAGACCACAGCCCTCACGCTGTTTGCCATGGCAGCAGGGGCAGGGTGCTGTTACCGCATTATGGCAGAGCCACAGCCCTACATAATGCCTATAGAATCGATTTCATACGAAATCGAAACGCTTCCGCATGAAATTGAAACACTTCCGGTAGTTTTTGAACCGTCTGAGCGTGGAACAGATACAGTGTACACAGAAACACAGCCGATTACAGAATGCCGGACGCAAGTTGCACCAGAGCAACATATATATGAAATCCCGCTTTCGCCGGAACTTCAGAACAGTGTCAGAGAGCTTGCGGACAAATACGAACTGTCCTATGAGCTTGTGCTGGCTGTGATTATGACAGAGAGCTCCGGCAGGGCGGACACGGTAGGCGATGGCGGTGACTCCGTTGGGCTTATGCAGATACAGCCCAAGTGGTACGGAGAGCTGATAGCTGAAACAGGCTTAAGTGTGGACAAGCCTGTTGAGAATGTGGAGCTTGGAATCAGAATACTCCTTGGGTTTATCGAGGAGAACAACGGAAGCCTTGACAAGGCACTGAAACAGTACAACTCCGGCAATCCGGATTTTCCGGATAATGGATACATAGAGAAGGTATATGAATGGCTTGATTACTTTGAGGAGGCAACAGATGACGGAAGAAGAGTTGATGAATAAGATGCGCGGCTCTGCAGAGGAATACCTGAAGCTGATACGTAACCGCCAGTATGTCCGGGCAGTGAATCTCTATAACAAGGTCATGGCAGTAGCGGTCTATGTGGAGCTTCCGGAGGACAGGCTTGTGGAGCTGTTCGGCAGGTATGACCCGGAGGATAAGAATGTCCAGAATGGTCTGTTTGACCAGAGAAATGTTGCTTCGGTGGCGGACAGGGCTTTTAAGCAGGAGCTTGAAGAAAACCGCAGGGGGAATCCGACACAGATAAGAGATTTTGAGCATTATCTCCCCCGAAGCTATTTTTTAGAAAAACAAAAGAGGTAATGCTTCATAAAAGAAACATTACCTCAAGGTATTCGTGATACCCATACCGACAAAAACAGTGTATCACGAATACCTTAAAAAGTCAATGAAAACGCGGTCAAAGCCGCATTTTCATAACAATCTAAGTATATTAAAGTTATGACGAACGAGAGGGTGATACATTGTACTGGAGAGACACATGGAGATTCAATGGATCCATAGAGTATGAGTTTAAATATGCAGGCAAGTATGGAGCCAAGGGGGAGAAGAGAGGCAAGAGAAAGAGAGCTTCCCCCGAACAGATTAAAAAACAGAACCAGTCCATCAGGGAGAACAAGGTCAGGAGGCTCATCAAGGCGAATTTCACGGAAGATGATTTATGGTGCACTGTGAAATACAAGGCAGGTGAACGTCCACCGCTTGAACAGGTGCGTGAGGACATTAAGAAGTTTCTTAGGCAGGTCAAGGCAGAGTACAAGAAGCATGGAGCAGGACTTAAGTATATCAAGCGTCTTGAGATAGGAGCCAGAGGAGGAGTCCACCTGCATATACTGGTCAACCGTATAAAAGGAGTTGACACGGACAGGCTTCTCCAGAAGCTGTGGCCACATGGCAGAATCAACTATGAATCATTGTATGAGTCCGGCGGCTATGCAGACCTGGCTTCGTACATAGTAAAACAACCGACCGATGAGATAGAGGGGCAGCTCTCAATGTTCACAGAGGATGAATGCAGGGAGTTTATGAGCTACTCAACCTCCAAGAACCTCATCCGGCCACAGCCGGAGCGCAAGGAGTACCGCCGCTGGACACTCCGCGACCTTGTGGAGAATGGTCCGAAGCCGACACCGGGCTACTACATAGACAAGGATTCAATTGTGAGCGGCGTGAACCGCTACACCGGAATGAGCTATTACCGTTACACGGAATACAGGATAAAAAACGATGAGAGAGGAGGGTAAGGATGCAGCACGTCAATATTGTTACACAGTCCGGCATTAAGTCCGTAAAACCTCAAAGCGGCGCAGTAGGCTATGTCCTTGAAACGCAGACACCGAAAGGACCCGCCACACTGAGCAGGGTGTTTACCGTGAGCGAACAGACGATGAATGCCTCCGAGCTCACAGCCCTCATCGAGGCATTGAAACGTCTGCGTGAGCCCTGCAACCTCACGATATACACGGATTCGACCTACATAGCCGGAGCTATAACACAGCATTGGCCGGACAGGTGGGAGGCGGCGGACTGGAGGACAAGCAGGGGCAGGGACGTGGCAAATAAAGAATTATGGCAGGAGCTTATGAGGCTTTTAAAAGAGCATGAGGTAAGCTTCGACACAGAAAACGATATAGGCTATCAGTCATGGCTTGTGACTGAGATAAACAGGAAGGAGAGAACGCATGTTTGATAAGTTTGGAGAATTTGATTCAGCAGAGGAGATTAACAGAGCGGCAGCAGCACAGAGAGCAGAGGGTGACACGGAGGCGCTAATGCAGATTGCCATAGAGAACGGAATTGACAAGGAGGATGCTAAGGATTATGCAGACGGAATAGTCGGGGAGCTTACAACGCCGCTCCTTGCGGCACTGGGTAAGCTTGAGGTTGAGAGCAGGGAGCTGAAGCTTGCCGGGGTGCTCATTGACTGGACGGACGAGTTAAAAACAATGTGCACTGAATCACCGGAATTTGCCCTGGCGGTTCGCCGTAAGGGCAAAGACCTTGCCGGCTACATAGCGCTCACTGCTGAGTCCGGCTATGAGTATAGAGCGGTGGTCGATAAGCGTATTGTAGAAAAAACAACAACGATAAAAAAAGTCATAGGCTCACACGAGTTTGCCATAGGCATTCCGGACAAGCGGACAAGAAGAGGGCTTGCAGAGAAGTATTACCTCGGAAAGGAGACGGCATGAGAGCTTACAAGGGATTTACCAAGGAACTTATATCACGCCTTGGCAATGGTGAAAAAGAGACCTGCTGTTTTACGCCGGGCGAAACCAAGGAGGTTGAGGCAAGCAAGACCGTTTCAAGCGGTTTCCACTGCTGTGAGAATCCGTTTGAGTGTCTGGCCTACTATGCATTTGATGGTTCCAACCGGTTCTTCATTGTCGAGGCAGCAGGGGATATTGACGAGGACGATGATGAGAGGATTGCATGCACGAAGATAACCCTTATCGAGGAACTCACACCATTCGGATTCGCCATGGAGGGCATGCGGTACATAATAACCCATCCTGCGAGGAAAAAATGGCAGCAGCTCAGGATAGGTGTGACAGTAGCCAGCGACAGGGCAGAAGCCAAGGGAAGGGGCTGCATTGCCATTGCAAGAGGAGAACACCCGTCCGTGACAGGCGTTGAGGGCAGCATCCTCGGGCTGATTGTTGAAAAAGACGGCAAGATAAGCGGAGCCAAGCTCTTTGTTGTAACAGAAGAACAGGCAGGACGTAGTTATACACTTAATGCATCGCGGAAGCTGGAGGAGGAAGTCTATGAGAAGAAAGCTTGTTGAGCAGACCCCGCCGCCCAAATGCAGAAAAAAGGGCTGGTGGACGATTGTACAGGACATAGAGGGCATCACAGTCCTTAATATCTTCAGTGACGGAGCACTTAAGACGCGCCACTGCATAGATATCACACACAAAGATTATGCAACCCTGCATCCAAGCGGTGAGTGGAGCAGGAGAAAAATTGAGTGGAGCTACGACATTGAGACACAGTGGATGTACAACTATTACGACAGTCGCAACCTTAAAAACTTCAGGGCTTCGTCGGCAGACGTGGCATTCTTAAGGGAGCGGTTCCCGAAGCGGTCTCACAGTTATTATGATGACAGCACAGTTTTTGCCGTTATAAGCAAAACGGAATATGAATGGGCTGCCGGACGCCGTGAAAATACGGAGATACGCAGATATGAGAAGGTTCAGGAGACGATGAGCAGGATACCGCCGTTGCCTGAGGATGTTGAGAAATGGTTTTATGACGCAGCTTTAGGAGAGGATTTTGCAATCAGAACGGATGCGGCGGGAGTATATATGTGTACCGCCTGCCACGGCAGGACACCGCTGGATGCATGGCGAATGCCTGACGGAAAGCCTGCACGGAATAATGACATTGTTGCATGTCCTCACTGCGGCAGCAGCATAAGGCTTAAGAAGAGACGAAAGGATGTATTTGCCTACAGCGATTTTATAACAGTCCAGCCGATAGATGACACCATGTCGGTTATAAAGGTGTGTAACGGGAACATCCTTATTACGGGTGACCGTAAGGATATTTCAGTCAGGGAGAAAATACGGATTCTTTCGGGACGCGGTGAAAATGCTGTTGACCGTAAGAACATATATTATCGGCAGTGTGGAGGGAACTTTGATAACAAAAGCAATCCGTTCAATCAAAGGATATCCTCACGGCAATACATGTATCCGGTGGGGATAACGGAAGCTTTATCAGGAACAAAAGCAGGGAGGTGGTCAGCTCTCTTCACGGACTTTGCGGGAGCAGGATTAAAACTGGCGTATGACACACTGATAACCTGTTTTGATCCGGATGTACACGCTCTGATGGAAATGCTCTACAGAGGACGGTTCTATAAGCTTCTGGCTGAGGAGAGCGGCAGAATCAATGACATGGAAGTATACATAGGATGCCTGAACATCAAGGGGACAGACATAGAGGATACGTTTGGCTTAGGTGACAGACAGCTAATTAACCGCCTGAGGGATAGAAACGGCGGTGGACTCATGCTTGCATGGTTGCAGTGGAGCGAGAGGAACAGGACAAAGCTTTCCGATAAGGTGCTTGCCTGGCTTGAAGTTAATGAACTCTGGCCGGCTAACATGACCTGGATAAAAGACAGGTTTTCACCTGAGCAGGCAATGAATTATATCGAGAGGCAGAGGCGGGAGCAGTACAAGAAGCTGAATATCCGCAGCGTCATAAATCAGTATGAGGACTATATGGATATGTGTGCAAGGCTTAAGAAGAATACCTCTGACGAGATGATATACCGCCCGAGGGAGCTTAAAAGAAGACATGACGAGGCAGTTGAAGAGATTAAGCTCCGTGAGGCAGAGCTTAAGGCTGAGGAGTACTCAGAGAGATACCCGGAGGCGGAAAAAGTGCTCGGAGAGATTGCGGATAAGCTTGCGTACAGGAATGACAGGTACATAATCGTTGTTCCGAAGAAGAACATAGAAATAGTACATGAAGGCAGGGAGCTTCACCATTGTGCAGGATCCAGCGACAGATATTTTGACCGCATAGCACAGCGTGAGACGTACATATGTTTTCTCCGTAAGGCTGAGGAACCTGACAAGCCTTATTACACAATCGAGGTTGAGCCGGGAGGCACGATACGCCAGCACCGCGGCATGTATGACGAGGAGCCGGAGATTGAGGAAGTAAAGCCTTTCCTGCGTGAGTGGCAGAGAGAAATCAGGAAGCGCATGAACCATGAGGATCATGAACTGGCGGCGGCTTCCAGACAGAAAAGGGAGGAGAATATCAGGGAGCTGCAGGAAAAAAACAACACAAGGGTACTCGAAGGACTTATGGAGGACTTCATGGAGGCAGCAGGATATTAAAAAACATGATAAATATGGAATGGGAGAAGTTGAACCGATGGAGCAGGATAAAAAGAGTAGATGTGAACAGTGTGAATATTATGTGAAAGTGTCAGACGCGCCTGAAACAGTTGAAGCGGACTGCACATGGCAGCCGTGCGAGAATGATGGCTACACATTACCGTGTGAGAGAGGAGAAGACTAATGGACATAATTGCATATCAGAAAAGCTACAGGGAATATAAAGCGGAGCTTGACAATGAACTCCAGAAAACAGCAGAAGGATTCGTAAGAATTGGCTATCTGCTCAAGGTAGCCCGCGACACGAACGTGCTTGCGGAATCCGGTTACAAGACGGTGGCTGAATTTGCGCAGGCAGAGTACAGCCTTGATAAAACGCAAGTAAGCCGTTTTATCAGTATCAATGATAAATTTGCAGAGAACGGCTACTCAGACCGCCTGCAGGCAAAATACCAGGGCTTTGGCTATGCGAAGCTTACACTGATGTTGCAGCTTCCGGATGCTGTCAACGAGGCACTCACTCCGTCCTACTCCAAGGCGGAGATACAGAGCATTAAGGAGGAGGTGGACGAGGAGAAGAAGGTGAGCGACATAGAGGTATGCCTTGAAGCCTCACAGTCACCGGAGGAAGCTGGAACCTTCATAGAGCGAATAGTCAAACAGCTACTCCATGATGAACCCGGCATATTCATAGAACTTCACAGGGAGGCGTTGGGGTGTTCGGTAAATATGCAGCACTTCCAGAGGATAATAGCTCCGGCAGGAGAAAAGACGTACAGTGTGCGCCTTGCCGGCGTGGGTAGAATCCTCTTAATACTCAATGATGGTTCAGATAACAGGGCAGTCAATTCAAGGACAGGAGAGTTTGAGGAAATGACGTGGCAGCAGCTTAGGGACGCTGTCGAAAAGCTTACCGGTTTTAAAGAATGTACCGGTAAGACAGCAGAGGACAGATGGTCGGAGCTGTTCGGGGAGCCGTACCCGCTCAATGCGCCGGAAGCAAAATCCGAAGTTGCACCGGAGCAACAGACGAAGCAGCCGGCAGTAAGAAAAGAATCCAAAGTGCAGAAAGCCAGAAACGAAAGCCCCAAAAAGCCTGTAAATCCAAAGACGGAAGAGGAAAAGCCTGTGGAACAGATACCGGGGCAGGCGGACATAAGCGACTTTCCGGAGTATATGCCGGAGACGGTACATAAAGCTGGGTGCGAAAACACAGAAAAGCCTATAAATACTCAATGCGAAGGGCATAACCCGGTGGGTGAAGTGAATGAGCCGGTGGAAGTGGTGAACACCACGGAAACAGAGAATGACACCAGTGCAGAAAGCAAGGAGCATAAGACAGCAATATTAAATCTGCTTGATGAGATAAAGGCAGCAGTCACCGCAGACCACTGGGGCACGGCTATGGTCAAGGAGCACAGCCTCAGGGAGCTGATAGACAGGGCGGCACATGGAGGGACGGATGAAGTCGAAACAGGCGAAGTGTAGGGAGTTTGGCAGGAAAACGCGTGAGGAGATAAAAGCCCGCGATAACAATAAGTGTATATTTTGCGCTGCCGGCTACCGCATGGATGGAGCGACGTGGTACGGACAATCCCTGCTGAGCATAATGCATTACATTCCAAGGTCACATAACGGTCTTGGAATCCCGCAGAACGGAGCAGTAGGCTGTCAGTACCATCACGAGATGCTGGACAACGGCAACAAGGGCAACCGTGATGAGATGCTGGAGATATTCAGGGAACATTTAAAAGAAAACTACACGGACTGGGACGAAAAGAACCTTGTGTATGACAAATGGAAGGAGCTTAAGCAATGAAAAACAGAATATTTATCTTGATTTTGACATTAGAAATCATATTTCTTACAGGCTGCACAACAGCAGACACGGTGAACCATAACCTTACAAAGGAAGCCGATGAGTTTAAGGCGTATCGGAGAATCACAGTTACCAATGCCAGAACAGACACAATTATGCTACAGGCAGAGGGGTATATGAGTCTGGGCAATAATACCAGCAGCGAGCTTGTAGTAACAATAAAAACAGGGGAAGATAAATACTATAAGGATTATATATACCTTAATGACTGGACGTGTTATGTGGTGGAGCAGCTTGAGCCAAGTTATGTAGATAAATATCACTATGAGCTGGTTATTTACCCGGAGAGAGCTGTTCCGGAGATAGAATTTAAGTGAGGTGAACAATATGGCAGCAGTAACATTTGTAATCGGAACAATGCTTGGCATTGTCGGAACGGCATTTTTCTTTGGTTGTGTAAAACAGGAGAAAGAGAATGCATATTATGAGCAGGGATATCACGATGGACTGATTGCAGGAAGGGAGAAAAAACGGAATGAACAAAGTAATCTTAATGGGGCGCCTGACCCGCGACCCGGACATAAGAACAGCCACAGGCGAGAACACAATGACAATAGCGCGGTACACTCTTGCGGTAGACCGGCGAACAAGAAAAACCGACACCAACGAACCGACAGCCGACTTCATAAGCTGTGTGGCATTCGGCAAGGCAGCAGAGTTCGCCGAGAAGTATTTTCACCAGGGCACGAGAGTATTGATTACAGGTCGCCTACAGACCGGCAGCTACACCAATAAGGACGGCCGAAAGGTATACACAACGGATGTAATCATAGATGAACAGGAGTTTGCGGACAGCAGGGCAGCAGGACAGACCGGCTCAGCAGGCATTCCGGTATCACGTCCGGAGTTTACAACAGAAGACGGCTTCATGCAGTTACCGATTGGTGTAGAAGAGGATGGTATACCATTTGGCTAGGAGGTTTGCAATGAATGAGGCTATTTTGAATTTGATTAGTAATGAGCAGATGAGAGAAAGCTGCTATATCAAGGCGCAGAATATCATAGAGAATGCAGGGCTAAAGAGTATAGAGGTTGACAGGACACAGTTCACGGCAAGGAATGACAACAATAAGCTTATCATAAGAATTGCCGTTAAGAAGTTCACAAAGCATACTGTGAGCGCCAATGAACTGAGAGCATTGAAGAGAATCCCCGAGTATCGTCCTGTATATGACCGATATAAACGCATGAGTCACTTCGAGCACAGACCATTGTATGAGTGGGGCTACATAGAATTTGAGTATCTCCCATCCAATAATCATTAGACAGAACACATATTCTGTAGTATAATGAGACCATAAAAACAGCGCCACAGAGCCGAATATATGAAGCAAGATAACAGCTTCGTGTATCCGGCTCTTTTTATTTTGCTTACAGACAAGGAAAACGTATCGGGAACAGCATTTCGCAGGTGGGAAAGGAGGCAGCAGCATAGATGGCAAAGGGAAAGTATGAGACGTGGCAGGAAGACGATAATATAACGCTTCTTGGGGCATGGGCGCGGGATGGCCTGACACAGGCTCAGATAGCCAAGAATATGGGAATCGCGTTATCAACGCTCAAGGAGTGGATTAAAAAGTATCCGGCCATTTCGGCTGCCTTAAAAAAAGGGAAAGAGCTTGCGGACTATGAAATGGAGAATGCCTTATACAAGAAAGGTACAGGGTACACGGTAACGCTCAGGAAGCCTATTAAGCTTAAAGAAGTTGAATATGACAACAATGGCAAAAAAATAAGTGAGAAAGAGAAAATCGAATACGCGGAGGTCGAAGAATACATTCCTCCGGATGTCACGGCACAGATTTTCTGGCTCAAGAACCGTAAGCCGGAGACGTGGAGGGATAAGCGTGAAGCTCCGCCGGAGAAAGAAGAGTACGAGGATGATGGATTTATCACGGCTCTTAAGCAGACGGCAAAAGAGGTGTTCGATGGCACCGGAGCGGTTGAGACAATGAGTGATAAAGAGCGGGAGGCAGCAGATGAAGCAGACAAGACAGCCGACGTTCAGGTATAGTGCATTCTCGGCTAAACAGAAGATGGTGCTCACATGGTGGACACCTGATAGCCCCTACCATGATAAGGACGGCATAATATGTGACGGCTCAATTCGAAGCGGCAAGACCACATGTATGGGACTGTCATTCGTAATATGGGCGATGGAGTCCTTTGACGGACAGAACTTTGCCATGTGCGGCAAGACAATACAATCCCTGAGGAGAAATGTCATCAAGCCGCTCAAAGGTATGCTCAGTTCGCGCGGGTACGGAGTGGAGGAGCACCGCTCCGAGAACAGCCTGACTATCACAAAGGGTTCAGCAGTGAATGAGTTTTACCTGTTCGGGGGGAAGGATGAAGGCTCCCAGGATTTGATACAGGGTATCACGCTTGCAGGCTTGTTCCTTGATGAGGTTGCCCTGATGCCGGAGAGCTTCGTTGATCAGGCAACAGGGCGCTGCTCTGTCGAGGGTTCTAAGTACTGGTTCAACTGCAATCCGGAGGGACCGGATCATTATATAAAAACGCAGTGGATTGACCGTATCGGTGAAAAGAACCTCATAAGGATACATTTCACCATGCATGACAATCCGAGCCTGTCACAGCGCATTATACAGCGTTATGAGAGTCTTTACAGCGGGGTGTTCTATGACCGCTTTATCCGTGGTCTGTGGGTGCTGGCATCCGGAATCATCTTCCGGTATTTTGCGGATGATGATTCGCCGTATCTGTTCGGTGATGAGGAGATATTCAGCCCGGAGGGAAGACCGCTGCAGCCCTTCTCCAAGGTTGTAATGGGAATCGACTTTGGAGGAAATGGCTCTAAGACAACCTTCTGCCTTACAGGATACCAGGGAGGCTATCACAGCTTCAAGGTGCTTGAGGAGGCAGGGCTGCCGGTAACAGAGGCGGTGGATTCCAAGGCGATATGTGATAAGTTCATAGAGTTTTACAGGTACTGCCTTAACAAGTATCACCGGGTGGACTGGATTTTCCCGGATTCAGCTTCACCGACAATGATTAACTCACTTATAGGAGCCGCAAGACAGGAAGGCTTGCAGTTCCGGAACATAAAAGGCTGCCGCAAGAACGAGGTGGCGGACAGACCGAAACTCATAGATCTGTTATTAAACTCAGGGAGATTGAAGATAAACAGGCGATGTGTACAGCTGCGCAAGGCTATAGCGTCGCTGAGGTGGGACGAGAAGAAACCGGATATTCCGGAGGATCTTAATATTAACAACTGCAATGACTGGTGGGACGCGTTTTGCTACACCCTTCTGGACTTTGTAGAATACATTGAACTTGATAGGAGGAGCTAATGAAGGATAATTCAATTAACGCGGTGGTAAAGAGAAAACTTAACGAACTGGGCTTTACGAACTGCAATGATATACCGTACGGATACATAAATGTCTGTGACGCATGGTACTGTAATGAGCCTATAAAGGATTTTCATAACAGGAAAACGATACAGGGTGAGAAGTATGAGCTCAACAGGCTGAACTTCGCAAAGAGACTGTGTTCGGATGAAGCAAATTTGTGCGAGGTGATTGAGATAAATGCCGGAAAGAAGAACAGCCAGTTTGAGGAAGTGAAGCGAATCTTCGAGAAGAACAACTTCGCTACAATGTACCGCCGCCAGCTTGAGTGGATGACAGCGAACGGAACCGTGGGCGCATATATAAGAATCGCCGGCGCGGAGGAGTATGACGATGGTTCATTAAGAGGCGGGGACATTAAAATAAACTATGTCAATGCAAGCGGAATCATCCCGCTCACTATAGAGAACGGAGAGGTGCTGGAGTGTGCTTTTTACGGAGAGAGCATAAAGGCAACCCAGAAGGTGATAACGCTTGTAGTGTTCACTTATGCTGAGGTTTACTCAGTGTCAACGTATGAGTTCGATATAACCGGCAACCAGATAAGTGCCACGGAGAATATCAGACTTGGTGAAATAAAGCCGTTTGCGCTCATGGAGAATGCAGAGGTAAATAATTTACAGGACATGGAGGGCTTCGGACTGCCGAAGCTCTGGAACTCCATACCGTACCTCAAGATGCTTGACCTGTGTTTTAATATCCTTTATTCGGATGTGGACAAGGGCGAGAAGATAATCATGGTAAATGAGATGCTCTGTGAGATGGACCAGTATGGCAGGCCGATTCTCACCACGGAGCAGAAAAAGCTTTTTGTGCTTATGGGTGCAAAGCTCCCGGATCAGAAGGAGGTATACCACGAATACAATCCGGAGATAAGGATTGAGGCGATAACCAAGGCATTCGAGTTGGTATTATCACTTGTATCGATGACCTTCGGCTTCGGAACGAAGAAGTACACCTTCGAGAACGGCAGGATTACAACTGCCACAGAATACACAGGTACCAAGCAGGACCAGCTTCAGGAGCTTAACAGGCAGAGGCAGCAGGCAGTTCAGTACATAACAGGGCTTGCAAGGGCAATCATGTGGTATTCGAACACCTTTTCGGGTACAGCGTATGACATAGACACGGATATAAAAATTGATTTCAATGACAGCTATATCCGTGATGAGGAGGCTGAGCTTGAGGATATGAGAAATGATGCTCTGCAGTTCAACATACCGAAGCTCACACAGTGGTATCTTGCCAAAAAGTACAATCTGTCGGATGAGGAGGCAGAGGCACTCGTAGCTGAGAATATGGAGAAGGATGAAGGCGATGATGGGGAAGGTGAGGAGTAATGCTGAGTGATGAGCAGATTGATGTGCTGTCCGAGGCACTTATGCCATACTTCGATGAGCTGGAGCAGTGGGTTATACAGGACGTTGTGAGAAGACTCGATAAGACTTTGACCTATTCCGGCACGATTGAGAATGAGCTTGCTGCGATGAAGAGCCTCGGATATAGTCCGTCTAAAATACGGTGTGAGGCGATGAAACTCCTTGGAGCTGATAAGAACCTTAAGAAGCTTATCGCGGAGCAGACAGCGGAATATAAACGTGAATATGCAAAGATGATGGAGAAAATCAATCGTGAAGCGGCTAAGGCAGGTGCAGACATGGTGTACAAGGCATCTGACATAGCACAGGCGGAGGATAGAAAGATATGGAATGAATCAGGGAAGAAGCTTAAAGAAGGAGACTTCCTGCATCAGCTCAGTGAGGTGTTCAGTGACCGGATGGAGGGAGATTTGCTGAATCTGACAAGGACAGCAGGCTTTAAAAGCGGAATGTCATACATGGATGCGCGCCAGACATACACGCACAGCCTCAACAATTCAGTGCTGAGGATGGCAAGCGGCGTGAGTACGATAGAGCGTGAGCTGACCAGCGTTATACATGAGCTGGCACAGAGCGGCATCCGCTCAGTAAATTATGGCGCCAACCGCTCACAGCATATAGAGAGTGCGGTACGCACTGCACTCAGGACAACCTACAGCCAGCTCTCCGGCGCAGTGATGGACAAGGACATTAACCAGACAGGTGAGACACTAGTGTATGTCTCACAGCACTGGGGAGCGCGTAACAAGGGAGAGGGAATAGAGAACCATGAAGCATGGCAGGGCAAGGTGTATAAGCTTGATGATCGCGAGTACCCTGAGGAGGAGAAGCGCATAGGACAGAAGATAACAAGCCTTGTGGAATCCACAGGTTATGATGCAATAACATCCACTGTGGTGGATCCTAGGGGACTTCATGGCTACAACTGCCGCCATAGCCACTATGCGTGGTTTGAGGGAGTGTCAGAAAAACCGAAGTACAAGCCGGAGCCGCCGCCTAAGGAGATAGATGGCAAAGTCTATGACTATTATGCCATGACACAGAAAATGCGCCGTATGGAGCGTGACATACGAGCAATGCGTAAGGAGCAGATAGCACTTAAAGAGCTTGGAATGGATACGGAGCGGCAGCAGGAGCTTAAGAAGAAAATCAGCCAGAGCATGAACACATATAAAGAGTTCTGTGACAAGTGCGACATACCGCCCAAGTATGAGCGCACAAGGGTGGAGAAGGTCGGGACGGACATTAAGAAGACGCAGGCGTATAAAGACTATGAGAAGATGGAGAGGGAAACTGGTTCAAATAGCGAAAATACATCACAAGAGAAAATATCAGTAGAAAATTCAAAAAAACAGCGATATAATAGAACTATTGAACAGTTAGAGGCTGTAGCCGCTGACATTAAAAACAATATTTCACAATACAGTGATAGACCTTCAAAGTGGAGTGGAAAGATAAATGTAATTGACAAGTATAAGGATGAAGGCGTATTAGGAAATAAAGAATGGAATTGCAATATCATGGTTGTTGCTAATGCTGATGATGGTGTTTTATGGCATGAGATGTTACATTCCTGTTCCGTAAGTTATTATGATCCTAAAGTGTATTTAGAAAATAAGTATATTGAAGAATCAAGCGTAGAATATCTAAAGCAACAGATATGCAAAGAAAAAGGAATAGAAAGTATAGCTGGTTATCCGGATAAAGTTCAAATACTTGAAAATATTAACAAAGCTTTTGGGTATGGAACAGACATCGACTTTGCTAAAGAATTATTTAATATACCATTGCCGGAAAGATATCAATGGCTAGAGGATAAAGTTGATAGTGATTTAAGAAGATACCAAGCTTCATTTGAAGATTATAATGAGGTTATGAAATTTATCGAAAAACTGAAAGGTGGAGATAATGGCTGATATAAAAGGACTAATATCACAACTTCAAGAGAGTGAAAATAAGTTTATCATAACGGATTCATCAACTACAGCGGAAAGATTGAGAGCAAAGATTATTCAGCGGAAAAAATCAGAGGATGAATGTTTAAAACTAAAACAAGAGATAATGGATTTTTTTGCTACGAATCCTTCTGCTGAAGAAAAAGAAATTCTTTGGGCATATACTGAATCTTTGTGGATGGAATGCTCAGCTATAGAGATAAAAAGACAAGTTGCACCGGTACAACAAAAATAAAAAAATATTTGCATTTATAGAATATACGTTCTATAATAGTCCAGGGTGGTAAAATTGCAGACAACGGAATATGAGTGGATTGCCTGCCCGATATGTGGAAACCCACACATGACGAAGGTTATGGGTGACACGCAACTGTATCGTTTCCCGGCATTTTGTAAGCGGTGTAAAGCGGAGACGATAATAACAACGAACCAGAACAAGAGAGCCTTAGCGCCGAATAATTGATTTTTCCTGACATTAACAGGGAGAATTGGTTGTTCGGCGCTTTTTGTTTGTTTTGAACAGGGGAAGGAGCAGAGATGGATTTTTTAGAGATTTTAAAAGCCAACGGTATTGAGGTGCCGAAGGATAAGACCGAAGCCATCACAAAGGCGGTCGGTGAGAACTATAAGACAAACAGCGAGTACGAGAAGGTGTCCGGTGAACTGGACACGGCGAATAAGAAAATACTTGCCAATGACACAGCCATCAAGGATTTAGAGGGAAAGCTTGCCGGCTTCAAGGATGTTGATGTGACAGCTCTTAATGAGCGTATTAAGAATCTGGAGACCGAAAAGAGCACGATTGAGGCGGACTATAAGAAACAGATTGAGGACAGGGATTTCAATGACCTGGTGAAGGATGCCATTACAGCCGCCAAGGGAAAGAACACCAAGGCGATTATGGCACTTCTTGATACAGACACATTGAAGAAGTCAAAGAACCAGAAGGACGATGTGGCAGCAGCCCTAAAGACACTCACTGAGGCGGAGGACAGCAGGATGCTGTTTGGTGAGCCACAGTCGACAGGAACTAAGAAGGATGTCGGTGGCTACGTTCCGAATAGCGGAGCTGGATCACAGGCGGATACATTAACAGGTGCTCTTGCGGCACACTATAACAATTAACAGGAGGTAAGGGAAAATGCCAATAAGTTTAGCAGAAGCAAAGGTCGGTATGGCAGACAAGGTAGACCAGCAGGTTGTAGATGAGTTCAGAAGGGCGTCATTATTGCTGGATATGCTTATTTTCGATGACGCGGTGTCACCGGGAACAGGCGGAAGCACACTCACATACGGATACACATGTCTTAAGACACCGTCAACCGTAGCAGTCAGAGAGCTGAATACAGAGTACACACCGAACGAAGCGAAGAGAGAGAAGAAAACCGCAGACCTTAAAATCTTCGGCGGTTCTTATCAGATTGACCGCGTCATCGCACAGACATCCGGTGCGGTTAATGAGGTTGAGTTCCAGATGAGAGAGAAGATCAAGGCAGCAGCCAACTATTTCCACATGCTGGTTATCAATGGCACCGGAGCAGGCTCAGGAGCCGGCTATGTGACAAATACATTTGATGGCTTAAAAAAAATTCTTGGTGGCTCTGATACAGAGTACACTGCTAAGGATGTTGATATTTCAACATCAGCGCTCCTTGATACCAATTACAATGCGTTCCTTGATGCGGTAGATACGTTCATCAGTAAGCTGGCGGAGAAGCCTGATATTCTTATGATGAACACGGAAATGCTCACCAAGGTCCGCTCTGCGGCGAGAAGAGCAGGCTATTATGACCGCAGCAAGGATGACTTTGGCCGCGCAGTTGAGACTTACAACGGAATTAAGCTTCTTGATGCAGGATATTATTACAACGGCTCAACAACAGAGCCTGTTGTCGCAATCGAGACAGATGGCTCAACCGCTATATACGGTATCAAGATAGGCCTCAACGCATTCCATGGTGTATCACCGAAGGATGATAAGATTATCTCACAGCACCTTCCTGATTTCAGCCAGGCAGGAGCTGTAAAAGAGGGTGATGTCGAGATGGTGGCAGCAACAGTACTTAAGAACAGCAAGATGGCGGGCGTTCTTAAGGGAATTAAGATAAAGCCGACAGAGTAGAAAATAATGGGGGTGAGAGTATTAACAGCTTAACTATAACAGTGGACTGGGAGGACTATCACTCCCGTTTTGCTGGCAGTAAATTGACGGAGGAACAGTTTACGGCTATGGCATATCAGGCATGCAGCCGTGTAAAACGTCTGTGCAGACCGTATGTTCTTAAGACTGTCCTTGAAAATGAGGATGACTACCGCAATGACAGGCTGAAGGACGCGGTGTGCTGCGTGATAAATGAGATGTATGAGCAGTGTAAGAATGGAGCCGGTTCCGGAGTGACTTCGGTATCCAATGACGGCTATTCAGAGAGCTATGCAGTCACAAAGAAAACGGATGCCGACTTGGAGCTGGATACACTGGCAAAAGCCCAGCTTTATGGCACCGGCTTGATGGGGGCATTGTGATGTTCGATGATACGGTGACTTTTTATTCTTATGACGCTGATACGGAGAGCTGGAAAAGGACAGTCATAGCTGGCTGCCAGTGGTCTGCGGAGACAGTAAAAACGGTGTCCACCGATGGAAAGCTCAATATCTCCAAGGTGGTGAACATCACCATCCCGGTTGAGACAGCGGCTATGCCTGAGCAGTACATAGATTACCGCCTGTACAGCGCACAGGCGGTCAAGGACGGCTTTTTCACTATCAACCCTACCACTAATATGGATGTGGTTGTTTTGGGCGAATGTGAAGCGGAATTGACATCGGAATATACCCTGTCACAGCTGGTAAGGGAACACATAGCTGCAACAGTGTCATCCGTGACGGACAACACCGGCAGACCAAGGCTCAAGAACATCAAGGTGGTGGCGCGATGATTGATGTGACTTTTAAGCTGCCGGAAGCAGGGGCAATGATGAAGAAACTGGGATTGGATCAGCGCGGAGAAGTTCAGAGGGTAATTGCAGAGGAAGCATTAGGGTTATGTGATTCAATTGTGCCATTCAGAAGTGGCATGCTTAAGCAAAGTGGACATGTTGAAAATAATGGCGAATGCATAGTTTGGAATCAACCGTATGCACGGTATCAGTATTATGGAATGCTCATGGTTGACCCTCAGTACAAGAAAGGTGCTATGTTCAATCCTGATTATGGCTTTTGGAGCAGACCGGGTGTGCAAAAAGAGCTTACAGATAAGCCTTTGGAATATAATGGGCAAGGCGAATCCCACTGGTTTGACAAGGCAATGCAGAACGGAGGGCGGGAGAAGCTTATCGAGGTAGCCCGCGAGGAGGTGCGAAAGCGCAGTACATGACAGTAGTAGAAGCGATTGTGAAATGGCTCAAGGAAGCCAGGATAAATAAAATAAGCACGGATTCCCTGCCGGGACAGTCCGTTGCGTATGGGATAGCGAAAGCACCGACGCAGAATGTAAAGACGTTTGTGTCCGGCAGAAGGATATATACAGATTATTATGACTTTCTGGCGCGCTTAGACAGCAAGACGGACGCGGAGAGGGTCAATAATCATAAATTCATGGAGGAACTGTCTGAGTGGATATATGAGCAGAATGTACAGGAGCTGTACCCGGAGCTTCCGGAACATCTTAAGTGCAGTGATATATCGGTAAGCACACCGTTCCACATGCAGGCGGCAGACGAGGACTCCGCCGTCTATGCATTTACTATAAAAATCAAGTATGAGAAGGAGAGATAAAAATGGCAGAAATGAGAGAAAAGCTAATGCATTTCTTTGATATCGGAGACGGTACAGAGAATTATGTACTGCTTGGTGACGGTATCAGCTCACTCACGGAGGAGTTTAACCCTGAGAACGAGACTAAGCATTATATTCACCAGTCCAGCGGAACAGCGAATGTGAAATCGTACGCACCATCCATGTCCGTTGAGAAGGAGTATATCAAGGACGAGGAGCTTCAGAAGTGGATAGATAAGAAGGTGCGTGAGCTTCCGACAGGAGCCTCCGCCAGAAGCAGCTATATAAGAGTTAATGCGCTTGAGGAGCCTGTCTCTGATGGAGTATGGCCGGCAGTCAAGCGTGTATGTGCATATCAGTTTGATTCTATCGGTGGTGAGGGCGGCTCTGAGCTTGTCAATGCTATGACACTCAGCGGCGTCGGGGATGGCATTCAGGGAAGCTTCAATGTGTCAACAAGAAAATTCACACCGGGTTCCGGTGAATAGGAGGTATTATGCCAAACATTATCAGGATCAGTAGAGGAATAGAGATAAATGTCAATGAAGCAGGTGACACAATATGCATTCCGGTTGATGACATGAACTTCATTGATAATTATAACAACGTCCTTGATACCTTTGACCGTATAGACAAAGAAATAAAGGAGAAAGAGGGCACTCTGGCACCAAAAGAGGAGCTCAGGTTCATTATCGAAAAGACCAGAGAAGTAATGGACGGAATCAATAACCTTTTCATGGACGAGCAGTGCTGTAAAAAGGTGTTCGGCAATATTGTCCCATCGCCGTATCTGCTGGCGGATTTCTTTGAACAGCTCTGTCCGTACATTGAAAAATATGCGGATGAGAGGCAGAAAAAGATAATGGATAAGTACAGGAAGCCGGTTAGGAGAAAATAATGCTTAATGTGCTGCTTGAAGATATGCCGGAGGAATACGAGGGTTATCGGATAGACCCGGATTTCAGGACCGGCATTTTAATCTCAATGTGCCTTTCAGACCTGGAGCTTACCGAACTGGAGCAGCGTCTGGTGGCGGTCAATTTATTGTTTACAGATAAAATACCACCGCCTGAACAGGCAATGTCAGGGATAAGCTGGTTTATGAATGCCAACAACCATGATAATTATGACGGAGTGAAGCAGTCCGAAGTGATACTTATGGATTACGGAGTAGACCAGTGGAGAATATATGCGGCATTCATGGCACAGTATCATATAGACCTTAACAAGGTCAATATGCATTGGTTTATCTTCCGTGGGCTTCTTGATAATCTGTCGGAGTGCAGCTTCACGGATGTGATGCAGCTTAGGCAGAAGAAGATACCATCCTACCTGTCAGCGAAGGAGAAGGAAGAGTTCAAGAGAAAACAGAAGATATTCCAGCTTGGAAAGACAGGCAAGGTCAAGGAAGATGATTTCACCGAGAGCGAGAGGGCAAGAATAGCAGAGTTCTTAAAATATGCGAATATAAAGAAATAAAAGCCATGCAGCGCCTCAGAGCCATTGGCACCTAGTTAGGGTGTTAGTGGCTTTTGTTTCAGGAAGGAGGGCACATGGGAAAAGAAGATGCAGACGGCTATGTACGTGTCAAGATAGATGTTGACACATCGCAGGAGAAGGAGATTAAGCGTTCTCTGGAGGACATTCAGGATGATGCGGACAACGCTAAAAGAAAGCTGGATGCGCTGAAGGATGCGGGCGTTGATGAGAACGCGAAAGCCTACCGCAAGGCAGCGGAAGACCTTGAAAAATACAACAAAGAGCTTGATGAATATATAAGAAAGCAAAAGGAAGCAGAGACTACCGCAGCAAGCCGGACTAAGGCCTCCCAGACCGGCGATTTTGACAGTATCAGTGACAGGGTGGAGGATTATGAGACGCGCCTCCGAATGCTCCGCAACAAGGGCTATGGTCCCGGTGATAAACACTTTGATGAGCTGTATGTAGCATGGAAGAACGCGGCAGATGCCGAGAAAGAGTACCTTGTGGGGCTTGAGAAGCTAACGGACAGAGGAAAAGAGCTGGAAGCGGAGAGAGCGCGTAAAGAGGAAGAAACACAGCAGAAGGTATCACAAAAGCGTGATGAAGAGGCGTGCAAGCTTGCAGAGCAGGCGGCAGAATATGAACACCTGAATAAGCTGCGTGCCAATGCACAGGTGCGTGATAAAAACCTTGTGAAGCTTCTTGAAAGGCAGGAAGCCATCACAGCACGCATGGCAGAGCTTAAGCGCGCAGGAGTTGGCGAGGGCTATAAGGAGTATGACAGCCTGAGCCAACAGCTAAAGGATGTCAACAGCTCCATAGCAGAGTGCAGGGACGGATTTAAAAAGGTTGGTAAAAGCAGTAAGAAAACCCTGGAGACATTGAATAAGAATACCAGGAAATCCTCCGGAATGTTCGGTATGCTGGCTTCAAGACTTAAGGGACTGGCTCTGAGCCTCCTTATATTCAACTGGATTTCAAAAGGCTTTAACGCTATGGTTGCCGCCATGAAGGAGGGCTTCAAGAATCTTGCTTCGTATTCCAAGGAATACAACAGTGTGATGTCCGCATTCATGAGCAGTCTGGCAGAGCTTAAGAACAATCTGGCAGCAGCATTTGAGCCGATTGTAAACACGGTCGTGCCATACCTCACACGGATGGTCAGTGGTCTCAATGCGGCGATAGAATCATTCAGCCTGTTCATTGCCTATATGAGTGGTAAAAATACTTATACAAGGGCAAAAAAACAGCTGCTTGATTATAAAAACACTGTGGACAGTACCAATAAGTCGCTTGCGGATTTTGACAAGCTCCATGTGCTCAACGATAACTCATCCGGCGGAGAGAAGACAGGTGCGGATGCATTTGAGACAGTCAACATCGGAGAAATTCCGGAGAGCTTCAAGCAGTTCAAGAACATCTATGAATCCTATGTAAAGCCTGTATTTGAGAGATTCAAAGAGGCTATAACATGGTTTGGCGGTGAAGCTAAGGGTATTCTTACCAATATCTTCGGTGATATAGCGGATGGTGCAGGGAACCTTTGGAACAGTATAAAGAATCTCTGTGATCAAGTGCAGCCGTATCTGGAACCATTATTCGGTAATATCAAAAGATTGTTTACGGTACTGTTTGAGGTGATGTCCGGGATATGGGAATCTATAGGTGCTCCGATATTCGGATTTATTGTCCAACTGCTTCAGGATACGATAGATTATTTTGCCGGGCATACAGGAGAAATGTCGGATGCTTTCGGTGAGTTTGTAGATAATGTGGAGGATAGCTGGGAGAATCACCTCAAGCCGGCATTGGAGGCTATAGGGAACTTTCTGGATGAATGGCTGTTGCCTGCATTCAGAGAGGCATTTAATGAAGGCATTCTTCCGATGGTCGGAGATACTTTTGAGGCAATTGATGACCTTGTAAATGATTCGTTTCTCCCGATATTTAACGGTATCTGCGAGTTCCTTGAGGGTACATTTAATTTAGATTTTGAAAAAGCCATGAATGGCATTAAAAGTATTGTCAGAGGCGTTATTAACGGCATAATCATTCTTGTTCAAGCCGGTATAAATATTGTGATTGACGGAATAAATGCAATCATTGGCGCGTGGAACAGCATTGCGTCCAAGGTACATGCACCGACACTTGACCTTGCAGGCAAAGTAAGCCTTCCGAAGCTTCAGGAGGATGGAAGCTGGAGTTCACTTAGAGTTGGTAACACTTCCAGAGGATATGATTCCGAAACAGGAAGAACATACGGAGGACATCAGGTATCAGGTAATACCGGTGAGTCGGTATTTTATGGTAATTCTAATCCTAGATATAAATACGGAGCACCATCGGACTGGAAGAACAACAACGGTCTTTCAAACAGCGTTAAGGCAGGCAGTACATTTGGCGGAAATGAGAACAACACATACATCTTTGAGGCTAAGCTTGACGGTCAAACACTTTTCAAAGAGGTGGTTAATCAGGATAAGCTGCAGAAGAAACGGACAGGCTATAGTGCATTGGCAGATTAGGAGGTAGAAGGATGGCATTTGAGGGTTGGTTGATCAAGTTCGGCAATGTGCAGCTCCCTAACTCATACCTTCTGGCTGATGGATGGGAGAGCACACCGAATCAGAGAATTGAGATAAAAGCGTGGAGAGATGCGAATGTGCTCCTGCACAGAGATACGTCATCGAATTTCAAGACATCGCTAAAGCTCAATATCAGGGAAATGAATTTGCAGGAGAGGACAGCTCTTAAAACTGTGATAGGGCTTGCTGCTCTGCCTCAGACTGATAGGAACCAGCGCCGTGTCAATGTGACCTACTGGAATGATGAGGACTTGGAGTATAAGTCGGGTATTTTTTACATAAGTGATACAACCTACACCATACACAGGATTGACGAGAATAACAACGATATTGAATACAATGCACACACCATAGAGCTTACGGAATATTAAATGCGGATAGGAGGTGGATACTGTGGATTATAAAGAGATTTTTTATAAGGATAGCGTAGAAAAGCAGGTGACAATCAAGTCTGATGACGGACTTATCGACATTGGCAACGGCGATTTCGAGGGTGAGACGATGGAGTTGACCGAGAGCGTGTGTGATAAGGACGAGCTTACTTTCGGAGCATGTTCGGCGGCACAGCTCAGCTTCACAGTATCCGGCGGTTTTTCACTGCAGGGCAAGTGGCTGAATGTTGATATTGGGCTGAAAAGCGAAGATGCATTTGCAAGTCCGTACAGGCTTGGGCGGTATAAAGTCAACTCTGATAAGCCAACGGCGGACAGAACCAGTCGAAAGGTTATAGCCTATGACGCTCTATATGACATTCTCCAGACTGATGTTGCGGGCTGGTATAACACTATTCTTCCGGAGGATGACAGCCGGGTATATTTGAGGGATTTCCGCGACAGCTTTTTCAATCATTTCGGTATAGAGCAGGAGGACATTACTCTTGTAAATGATGATATGTGGGTTGGGAAAACTGTTAAAGCCGGTGAGCTGAGTGGTGCGGCTGTAATAAACTGCATCTGCGAGATAAACGGCTGTATGGGTCATATTGACCGGGCGGGGAAGTTTGAATATATCTACCTTGAGCCGATATCAGCTCCAGATGACATAAGTAAGAGCTTATACACTTCGGCTGCCTATGAGGATTATATAGTACAGCCGATTGATAAGCTGCAGATCAGGCAGGAAGAGGATGATATCGGGGTTATCGTCGGTGACGGCAGCAATTCATATATCATAGAGGATAATTTTCTGGTATATGGGAAAAGCTCTGCTGAATTAACCTACATAGCCAATAATATTTTTACTAAGATTAAGGGCTTAGCATACAGACCCTTTACTGTGGAGTGTATCGGGAATCCATGTATCCCTGTCGGCGCTCCGGTGCGCGTGATATCTACTTACGCAACAATTGACAGTTATGTGTTTACGCGGACGCTGAAAGGTGTGCAGTCGCTTTCAGACACTTATGCGGCAGCAGGTAATGAGCACCGTACTGGCAAGGTCAATAGCATTCAGAAGCAGATTATACAGCTTAAAGGCAGGTCAAATGTGCTTTCCCGAACCATCGAGGAGACCAGGAACACAATCACCGACATAGAACAGGGACTTAAGAATGAAATCACAGCCATAGCTTCGGAATTCGATGTGAAGCTGTGGAATCTGCAGTCTGAGATAGATGGACAGATAGAAGTGATTAACGGCCATGGTCAGCCGGCACTGGATAATTATCCGGCATACAACTGGACTTCGGGACCTAGGACAGGGGATAAGCTGGTTAAGGGCTTAAGGTTCACCTATTCTAATGAGGTGTATCGCAAACACCAGAGGACATTGTTCTTCGATGAGGATACAGCGACCACTTACCGTTTTATAAAAAAGGATGATGTGTGGATATGGGAGCCGTTGGGAAATACGGAGTACTCTGTGCTGCAGAAGCAGATAACAGACCTGAACGTAACAGCTCAGGGCATTACCGAAAGCATGGAGGAGCTTTCAGTTAAAATCTCAAATGATTATATCACGCAGGTAGCGGCGGAGGCTCTTGTGTCCAAGACCGCGAATGGAATTAAAGAGGACATATCCAAGGTGTACACAACGAAGGACGATGTCAGCAGCTTCAGGAACAGCATTGAAAAGACGGCAGCAGGGATTACGACACAGATAAGCGAAATCAATGAGGCTCTTGATGGGGCAAATGAGGTGTATACCATAAGAGGTCAGCCTACGCTCAGCAATTACCCGGCATACAACTGGACTGCGGGACCTGTGGTGGGCGATAAGCTTATGCAAGGGCTGAGGTTTACATATTCTGATGAGAGCTATCGTAAGCATAACAGGGCTCTTGTATATGATATGGCTGGCGGTAAGACATACCGTTTTGTAAAAAACGGAGATACATGGGGATTCACTGATGTGGGAGACACCGAGTTTTCGTGGGTCAATAAGAAGCTTGCCGAATACAAGGCAACGGCGGATGAAGCATCGGTCGCCTTATCGAAGCTTGAAACGAGAGTGGGTTCGGACTATATAACAAAAGTTGAATCGCAGGCTAGCATTAAGCTAGTGCAGGACAGTCTTACAACGCAGTTTGTCAAGACTTATGCAACTCTTGATAAATTAGGTAACTACTCAACCACAGCAGAGATGTATACCACCATCAGCGAGAGTGCCGAAGGAATTAAGAGAACCGTTGCGGCATCAAGCAGCAAGTGGGACTGTGGAAGTTATGACGGAGTAATCAGCTATTATGAGTACGGTGACCCTTGGGAAAACGGCTACAAAGCTGTTGATAAGTTTTTAAATCAATATTATTTGGACGTGTCGAATGGGTGTATATACTATTGTCATTACATAAACGGTCATGATGGAGAAATTGACTGGAAAGCAGTATATAACTGCAAGACCACATATACACAGCTGCAGACGCGCGCTGAACAGCTTGAAAGCAAATTCTCATGGCTGGTCAAAAGCGGAGACAGTGAATCCAATATGGTTTTAACCGACAGGCTGTATGAGCTTGTTACGGAGCACATTGACTTGACTGGTTTGGTTACGATTTCATCTCTGAAAGAAAGCGGACAGACCATCATCAATGCCGACAACATTCTTACCGGAACAATCAAGGCTGTGACTATTGATAGCTGCAACATAACAGGTAGCGCAATCGCTTTTCGGAACGATTCCGGAGGGTGGAATTCAGTAATTAACACAGATGGAATGTGGGTAATAGGCGAAGGCTCTGCAGATAATCCTAATTTCAGGGTGGACAACAAAGGCAAGCTCACAGCACGAAGCGGCAAGATTGGTAACTGGGATATAGGCTCCGGAGCAATCGCTAATAACGGCACTGTGCTCACAGCTGATGGACAGATGGTTCTGTCAAGTGATAACAATGCAATACAGCTTGGAAGCAATGTCAGAATGATCCCTACGGCTCTATATGTCAATCAGAACGGATATAGTGGCAGCGTACCATGGTGGGGTGTGTATAAAACAGCAGCACAGGCGGTCGCATCCGATGAGAGAATCAAGCAGGACATAGAATGCATATCGGATGAGGCGTATGACCGGTTTTTTAATTCATTACAGACATACACATACCGATTCAGGGAAGGAAGTGGATTTAAGAGTGATAAGACCCATATTGGGTTTATATCACAGCATATAAAAAAGAATCTTGATGAAGCTGGTCTGTCGGGTCTGGCAGTATACGATGACGACAACCCGGATTTACTGGGGGTTGATAAACAGGAACTTATAGCCCTGTGCGTATGGCAGATTCAAAAATTAAAAGCCCGTGTCAAGGAGCTTGAAATAAATAAGGAGGTGCAGCATGAGTAGTAATTATGACATTAGGATGTTCCGCAATTCGTTAATATCCTACATTAGGAAGTCACCGATAGAACCGGAGGTTAAGCTTCTGGTTCTAAGGGATTTAACCGCGCAGACAGAGAAGGACGCAGACGAGATGGTTGTCCGCGAGGCGTCTGAACTGAAAAAGGCGGAACAGCTTAAGAAAAATGCCGTTGATAAAGCAGCATCAGAGCAGAAAGAAAACGAGGTATAAGCTATGGCAGTAGAATATAATCAGCATACATGGGGGTATGGTGAAGAACTTACCCCCGATAAGCTTAATAATATTGAGGGCGGTGTTAAGGCAACGGCGGAGGCTGTAAATGAGGTAAATAATAATTTAGTGTCTTCATTAACAACATTAACTTCAAATAGTGCCGATATTGTTGGAGGCTTTAAGATTATTGGCAATATAGTATTAGTTGATATGCGGGTTACTCCAATGAACATTCCCACAGAGGTTTCTTATAGACAAGTGCTTGCCGGGCTTCCTGTTCCTATACGTTTAGATTACGTTCCATTATCATGCGTATCCGTAACAAACGGTAAAAGTCTAATTGCTATAGTTGATTCTGGCGGAAAATTGTTAATCAAAGAAGCTGAAAAAGGCGTTCCTTATTACATTGGTGGATGTTATGTTAAACAATAATTGATTATGTCTCTGATAATAACCAGTATAAAGATGATAGAGCTATTTTTGCTGTTTATGGGCTTATATAATCTCATTTTCTTTTAACCCATGCATATGGTTCGGTTGTACTAATGGAATAGATACCGCCCGGCTTCGATATCGCTATCACCACAAGATTGTACCCGAAGACCATGCAACTATTGCCTTGAGATGGAGTATTATTACTATTCCATTCGATGTAACCCATGAACGGTTGTTTTTTGCTTAAATTTAATATACCCGAGTTATCATAATTAGACAGATTAAAGAAATCCAACTTTGAGGTTAAATTATTATTTACATCAGAAAGAAGGTGATTCACAGACTTAGTAATTTACATGTAACTTGAAAATATAA